CATAAATGTAACAGAGAGTCCGGCAAATCACGCCTATTCAACTCATTAGCCGGCCAGGTCTTGCTAGCAATCAACAACAACTGCTCCGTGGATTTTCTCAACAATAAGGAGACTGCTACCAGTAGGCAATCCTGCTCAGGATATTCCAACTTTGGATATTCCAACACGGAATGAAAAGGAATCAACTTCACACGACGATCTGTAGTCAATGGATAGTATGTATTCCACATACATGCCCCAACAGTGCGCTTGTTGATCATCAAACCTTTTGGTCGAACTCTGCACAGTTTGTCCCACTGCAACGCTCTCTGAGGCCAATCTTCCAGGTCTTTGTCTTCCCCAGGGACAAACCTACCAGGTGTCAGTTGTCGCATAACACTTTTCGTGTGTTCACTCATCCAACCTCTTAACCTGTCCGCATCATCCATTTTGACTGAGACAACGGCAGCAGCAGTGAGCGGAGTTCGATCGACCTCAACCTGAGGAGACAAAACTTCTTGAACGTCTCCCAGAACTTCTCCCGTCTCTCGCACCTCCGGCTCAGCATCAACACCATCATACACGAAAACACTACCACTATCACTTTGATCTGGCACAACCTCACTCACTGGAGAATCCACAGGCGTTGTGATAGCAACATGAGTGCCATCTCTCAAAGGATCACTAGGAATTGGACTATTGCCTCTAACAGGAGCACTAGGAACCAACACAGGAACAGGCAGCTCCCGCTCTGGTTCATAAGACTTGTCTCGAATATCACCTTTCGTATTTAACGGAGCCACACGATCCAAGAAACGACGCGCGACACTCTGATAATGCTGCCATTTCTCCTGCTTTTCCTCAGGATCGGTAATGTCCTTCGTCCACTTCTCAGCCAAATGTATGGCCTTGCAATGGTCCAAATAATCCTCAGGTGTGAGATCCGGCCTCGTCTCCAAAACATACGAATAGGGTCGACAGGTAGGGCAACACTCCACCAAAATCTCACGCATTTGCATTTCCACGCTTTCTTCTGAGTAATTGCTATGGTAACTGGGCGGCACCGTCCCAAAAGAACTCTCAGTGTCCGTTTCCGAAGGGGTTGCAGGAATCTTCACAGGATCGTCATCAAAGCGCACCTCCTGATAAAATTTTTGATCAGGAGCTTCCAAATCCGGCAAATCCTCTGAAACTTGACACAAAGGCTTCATCTTTGGTTTCAAAACCTCGGCCTGTTCAGCGTTTCTGGCTTCTTGAAATTTATCCAGTGCATTCTGCGCACTGTCACTGTTCGGAAAGTGCTTGCGGAAATCTTCAACTTGCCGTCTATGGATCTCAGTTAAGCCCACTGCGTGTATAGAAACCCAAGAAGCACCAGACCAATAAAACTGACCGGTACCTGCTACTTTTGGAATGAATGAAGACCACATCCAATGCCAAGTCGCTGTTGACTTTAACCAAGCATACTTCTCATCTGGGGGTATGGACCATGAAGTACAGTAGAAACCATCTGTATTTGGCCGAAGAATCACTTTCAGATCAATCAAGGGAATCGCCACCTCAGCTCTCGGATTCTTGACCAACTCGGCATTGCGCCGTGCATATCGAGCTGCGAACATAGCGTCCCAAACTTTGACAACGTTCCCAAGTGTGTAATACCAGAGCTCAGATGCCAAACCTGAGCTGTAAGCCGGTTGACCTTTATGAATCAACTTGATAGTGCATATGGCCTCCATAACAACCACTAACCACTTCTGATGATCGACCGGGAAGTACATACCCTTATCAACCCAGAGTTGACGCAATTTCCCAGCAAAGTCCTTCTCCTGTGCATTAACCAAAACCTGACCATATTGAAACAATGCCATATAATCCCTGACAGACACTTTGACTGAAGGTTGATTCCTATAAAGCTTGGGTAGTTCCATAACACCTTCAGTACTGAAAACTAGTGTCTTCGGAGTCCCCAGCTCATATCGGGTAAACAACTGAATATGCGTATTCCCTTTACTTGCCACAACTCCACCTGTCAGCCTAAC